TTCGCGTTCCTGCGGAAAACACCGTATTCCTCGCGGAGACTGATGAGGGTGTTGCTGAATTCCTCGGGAACAAGGAACCCGCCCTGACTGTTCACAGTCTCGAGGTGGGCCTTGGTCTCGATGCCGTGGTTCGCGCAGTAGTCCTGCGACTTCTTGTGACCCATGCAGGCCGCTGCCCATCGTCCGATACGGTACGCTTCCAGTTCCTGATCCGCGCAGCTACCCACGCGGCTGATGTGCTTGAGGCTGCCCCATCGCTTGAGGCCCTCGCGCTCGTTGTCGATTCGCATGTCGAATCCCTTCGAGTTGATCTTGTTGTTGTTGAGGGTCTTGTTGACAGCGGCTCTTGCTTCGTCCGCTATTGACTTCCTGCCGCGCCGCCCGTCCTGCGGGAAGTTTTCTCCCGTACGAGGATTCCGCAGACTCGTAGGCTGTCCAGCACGGGAACCCGGCTTCACGCCTACACCGATCCGAAGACGTGACCGAGGCTTCTGGGGCATGTCGGCATCTTCGTCTTCGAGTGCCTTGGTCTTTTCGTCGTCTTCTTCCTCAGCCTTTTCTTCTTCTTCCTCTACGGCTTTGCGCTCGTCGTCGTCGTGGACGCCGGGCTTGCCGTAGACCTTCTCGTCGTCGTCCTCCATCGTCATCTTCTCGTCGGCCTCTTCTTCTTCGGCCTTGAGTTCGATTTCGAGGTCTACATCTTCGGCGGATACAGGGTTGCCCTCGGCATCAACGATCTGCACGTCCTTCAGGTACAGCGCTTTCGTCACGGGGAAACCGTCAACGCCGACCTCGTCAAGCAGACCTTGAAGGTCTGACTCGACTTCGGTGATTGACTTCTGCATGTTGCAGTTCCTTCTTGGTTGCGATGCGTGGGCTATCTGCCCTGCCACCCGCTCGGCTTGACGCCATCGGTTCGGCAGGTAGCCGGTCATCCGTTACTCGTACAAGCGCCCGCTGCGCTTGCTCAGTTCTTTGCTGACTGCCTTGGCAACAAGACCCTCGCGGGTCATGCCTCGCAGCCTGATCTTGTGTCTTTGCTTTACACGCACCACGGGCCTGATCTTGGTGGGCTCAATGTCCACGCCGAGGAAGCTCTTGACCTGAACCGGCGTGACGAGGCCCTTGTCCACGGCTTGGATCAGTGCATCCTGATTAGCCGGAAGCGGTGCAATGGAGACTTCCAGCAGCTTCCATCGGTTGAAAACGCGCTTGATCTTTTCGCCGAACCGCATCCGGTCGGCCTTGGTCGCCGATCGTGCTCCGCTTGGTTCAGGCACGAAGCCAACGCTGACGCCCTTGACGATGCCCTGTCGGACGAGTGCCTCGACGAAGCTCGGGAAGAACTCGCCGACGTAGTCCTTGGGCCTCTGGGCGAACGTCAGCGTGCCCATGACCGAGTCCTCGGTCCGCTTCAGGTTGGTGACCTTCCCGATGGGCTGGTCATACTCGTGGTTGTAGAACAGCACGGGGTTCTTCTCGAAGTCCTTGCTGACCATGCCCTGTGGGATCAGGACCTCGCCGTCCCGGTCCACGCTGTTCGTGGTCAGCTTGGCGACGATGCCCCCGTCGTCCATCTTGACAGATGCGCTGAGTGTCTTGGTGCGTCGTTCCATGATAATCCTATCGGCTAACGGTTGGAAACAATCGGGCGGAGGGTGCATCGGCAGTTCGGATGCAGGGGCGGAGTGCGCACATCTGCATAGTCTATCGCAAGTTTCCCGCCCTTGGTCCCGCTCAAAGTAGATCCGACAGTGAAGAACGGGGTCTTGATGTCTTGCGAACCGCTGCCTTTCATAGCTGCACAGAACTCGCATGGGTTTGGCGCGACCAACCAGCTCATGCGGGTCACACCCATATCCTCCCACGCAACTACTTGCCCGGAATTCAAGGCGCGTGATGCCTCGGTTCTGGCGATGCGCTCCGCCCTCCAGCGAACTGCACGGTCCTGATCGCCTTGCCGCTTCGCCCAGTCTTGTACGCGCGAAGTGATCTCTCTCGGGGTTGCACCCTGCTCCAGCGTGTCCCCTAGAAGTTGCTTGATGGTCCCCCGCGCCGTGATCACCCCTTGATTGCTGAGACGCAACATCTGCTCCCGAATGATCGATTGAACCTGTTCATTGGCAACAAGTCCTTGAGCGATCATAGACGGGAGCAGGGTCTGGCCCATCGTGTAGCCCGACGCGGCTTGACGTGTCAAGAACTGAGCGATGAAGGGCGGTATCTTTCGTGCTTGTCTTTCAATCTCGCCCTCGAGCTGCCCACGCAGATGGGACTCAGTCAGAACTCGGGACATGGCTTCCGAATATGTACCGGACCCGCCCAGCTTGAGAACCGCTTCTCTGAGAATGCTGTCGATGTACTTGCGAAGTTCGAGTTGGAAACGGTTGTAGGCTGTTGCTGATGTTGTGATGCTGGGGTCCGGCGTCTGGTTCTTGGTGTGGACGTACGGCGCAGTCACGTCAAGAGCGCTCTGGTGGATCAATCGACTGGTTGCACCACAACAATCGCAGGACATCATCCACCGCCTCCGGAAGTCGCGCCAGTTCCGCCAATTGGTACACCCGGATCCGAGGTTGGTGATGGTCGCGGCTTGGTTGGCGCATCATCGTCTTCATCACCTCGACCGACCAGCTCGTTCACTCGTGTCCTCAGCAATGTCGGGAGGCCGTGGTGTACACCGTGGAATCTACTGATGGTCCCGGCAAGAAGCAGAGCGGCGTCAAGGGTGACCCTTTCGTTGTCTTCGTCCATGACCGCAACGGCCAAGGTATCAACGTACTTTTCCAGATCCGTCTTGGTGATGTCATCTTGCTCGTAGCCTGCCATGGTCGTGAGGATCTGACCCAATGCATCGATGTCAAGGATGTCGACGTTGCCATCGAGATTGATGTCCGCCGATTCGTCCCCTTCAATCCAGTTCCTGACGTAGCGCAGGAGATCGGCCGTGCTGATCCTGCCGTCACCGTCAGCGTCGACGGCACGGATGATCTGAGCACTCACCGGGCTTGAGCTGCTGACGTCATCGATGTCACGGTCGATCTGGAGTTGTTTCTTGGCGTCGCTCTTCTTCGGGTGGCCCTTTGGAAGGAGGTCGTTGTCGGTCGTGTACTTCGCATCCTTTGGTCGACCGTTTCTGACGAGGTACAGGAAGGCGTTGACGCGTGCCATGCTCCACTGTTGTCGAGACATGCCGGGACGATGCGAGGTTGAGAACGCGCCAGCCCCACGGCGATAGACCGCCTTGAGCATTCCCATGTTGACCTTCTTCCCCTTCTTGTCACCGTGCTTCTCGTTGTGCTCTTGCACCTTCGTCTTCAGTGCCTTCTCCTGCGCCTCGGATATCTCGATTCCACCACGAGTCCCTGATGCGGTTCCGGGCTTGTTGGTGTCGGATCCGGTGATGCGCTCCTCCGGCTTTGCCGGGGTGGCACTGATGCGGTCTCCGGCAGCCTTTGATCCGGCAGCCTGCTCAAGCTGGCGGTCCTTCATGTTGGCCCACGCGGTACCTGCACCCTCGGGGTCGCTCGGATCTCCGCCCCAAAGCAACCAAGCGATGACTCCTGCTGATGGGTAGTCTTCGTGCCCGGGCTTGGCGGCTGGTGACTCAAGGTCTACACGGTGCCGAGCGAAGAATGATTGCATGCGGCGCACCGTCTCCGGGCTGAGGTTCTCGCGGTTCTTGATGTCTCTGGCGCGTGCGACTCCGACGGCCGTGCCGCCTCTTCCATGTTCTTCACGCAGTCGGAGCCCACGCTCGGCCATCTCGGACATGGTCTTCGTGGGGGTGAGGTCCACGTCCTCGATGGCCTTCGCGTGCTCGAGCCCGGTGATGTCCGTGTATTCGCTCATGTCTTCGCATGGCATGAACATGATGGTCCCGTCCTCCATCTCATGCTCATGGGCACCTTCACAGCCAAGCTCTCGAGCACGCTCCTCTGCTTCTTCGCGGGTCGAGAACAAGTCCATGTCACCACGCTCGACGGCTTTGGCGTGTTGCAGTCCAGTGATCTCGGTGTAGTCGTCCATCTCGCCGCATGGCATGTACATGACCGTGCCATCTTCCATCTCGTGCTCGTGGAAGCCAGAGCAGCCCAGCTCCCTCGCACGTTCCATCGCTTCCTCCTTGGTGGCGTATATATCGACATGCGTGGGCTCGACCTGCTTGACTCTAGACCGGTCCATCGCGATCCGGCTCTGGGAGAGGACAGCCTCAACCGCGTCTTCATTCGGCACGCCGAGCTTCTTGCAGAGAGTGATCGCGGCATGGGCGGACAGGTTGCCGTCAGCCACGTCGGCCAGCACCGACTTCATCGAGCGCACGACCCCTATCTCATCCTGCTCCTGTTCCTGCGTCATGATCGGCGTGTCAATTCCGGCCAAGCCGAGAGGAGGACCGGGCACCGGAGGCGCAGCACCAAGAGGCTGACCATTGAACAGCAGCTCGTCCGCTAGTGGGTTGTCGTTCGCCTCGAGCCCCTGAGCTATCCGCGCTTCGTTGAGGGTCATCCAGCCGCCTGCCACCGCCGCCTGTCGCTCCTGTAGCTGGAAAGCGTTGTCGGCTGGAACCGGGTTGTCGTATGCAAGGCAGGCATCCTCCTCGATGCCGAACATGGGCAACAAGATCTGGTTGAGAACGTCTTCGTCCATGCGGAGGAGCGGGAGGATGGTGGACTCTCGCCATTGAGCGAAGCCAGCGCGGGCCGAGGCCAAGTTCGGGTCGTTGGCCTTCATCATGCTGACCGGAACCCCGAACACCGCAGCGATCTCCTCAACGATCTCATCGCGTCCACTCAGGTCCTTAGGAGGGAAGTTCAGCGGCGTGAACTGCACGTCCCCGCTGACCGTCAGGAACTGGCCCGCCTTGCGAGTCCCTCGGAGCCGCTCGCTGACGTGCTGCTCAAAGACATCGAGGTCGGCCCTGCGGTGCGGTCCATTGACCACCACCGCGTAGTCGGGTCGGGCATGGTTCTCGAAGATCGAGAGGTCCATCTCATGCACGGCTTGATTCGCGGCGACGGAGCCATAGGCTGCCTCGACCTTGCCGAGGCCGTAGAACAGGTTATCCGGGTTCGGGCGCTTGAAGTGGATCACCTCGTCCGCTTCGAACCTCATGGCTTGAGCATCGTCGGCACCGTACAAGTATCCGTCTACAAAGTTGTCGCGGCTTGGGATCACCTGCACATGCTGAGACGGCATGGGCCAGAGCTGCGTGGGCACCTCGAGAGCGGGATCGATGATCGGGTGAAGGTAGGCGTTGCCGGTCAGTTCCTGATAGAGGGTCCGCAGCAGAGTCAGGTCGAACCCGTTGTAGACGTGGTTCGCTTTGCGTAGCAGCTCGATCACAGGGTGGGTCTCTGTGACCTCAACCATGTCGTCGCCCATCTCCATCACCTTGTTGATCACGCTCGCAGACGGTCGGACATCACCCTGACCGTCTCCCATCATGTACCGCTTTCGGGCCATGCTCACGCGGCGAGTGCGCCAGAGTGACTTCTGGCTGGAGTCGTTCCGGACATATAGCCGAAGCGGTGTTGCGGCCACTGCGGACGAGTTGATCCATGCCGCAGCGTACACCCATGACCGAAGGGACTTGACGGCAATCCGGTAGTTGAATGGTGGTTGCGCCGATCCCTCTCGGCCCATCTGATCCACCATCCGGATGGACGCGTTTGTGTACTTGTCAGAGTCGAAAAGTCGCTTGATCCAGTTGATC